CGTGAAACTCTAAAATCATCTGCAAAGCGTGTAACCGCTGCTACTGGAAATACTAAGAGCAAAGCAGCGCCTAAAAACAAAACAGGGAGATAACAATGGCAACACCAAAGAAGCCAACACCAAAGGTCAAAATTACAGGCAAGGCATCAACATCAGGTGGTAGGGCTGCTGGAACAAAATCAATAACTAGAGGTGGTTCAATAGCGCAAAGCCCAAAGGTTGTAGATATTAAACCAAAAAAGCCTACTACAAAACCTTCTGCCCCAAAACCTTCTAAGTCACCAATGCCTAAGAAATTAACAGGTGAAGCTGCAGCAAGACAGTATCAGAAAGAAATTTCTCCAAAGGGAATGGCTTCTGCTTCTGCTGCACAATCTAAAGCACTTGACAAGAAGTACCCAGGATTATACAAAAAGTCTAAGTAAGGACCCCACATTGTTATCAGTCAAAGAAGTTGACGCGAAACTATCGCGGCTACGTACGCGCTCATCAGCGCGTGACCAACGTATGCGCGATGTGCTTTCGGTACGTCAAGGAGATATCTCTAAGGTATTTCCATCTATGTTCTGCCATCCTTTAACTGCTCAGCAACTAATATGGTTTCCGATTCTGCCCGTAAAATGGCAGATACTCGTACCCGCATTGTTAATTTTTATGTAACTAACTCTGACTTGCAACTCCAGATGTACACCGCAGCCGACTGGTATAACACCTACGGTCTAGGTGTAGGTATGGTTGAGATGGATTACGACGATAACAATCCTCGTATCCGTATGCTTAACCCATTTGGTACATACCCAGAGCTAGATCGTTATGGTCGAGTTCTATCTATCACACAGGTTATTGTTACAGATGCAGAGACTCTAGCATCACAGTACCCAGAGTTCTACGATCAGATCCTAGGTCGCAATCAATACCAGTTGTCTTCACCGTATATCTCTATGGTTAAGTACCACGATAAAGATCAGGATCTGCTCTACCTACCAGAGCGTAAGAACCTAGTTCTATCTCAAACACCTAACGTATTAGGTAAAGCAATGGCATCTGTCATTATGCGTTCATCTCTTGATGGAGAAGCACGCGGTCAGTTTGATGATGTGCTATCTGTACAACTCGCTCGTGCTCGCTTTGCTATCTTGCAGATCCAAGCCGCTGAGAAATCTATCCAAGCACCTATTGCTATTCCACAAGATGTACAAGAACTCGCTCTTGGACCAGATGCGATTATGCGTTCTGCTAATCCGCAAGGCATCCGTCGTGTACCACTAGAACTACCTGCTGGAGTCTTTACAGAGTCCGGTGTACTAGAGCGTGAACTTCGTATGGGTGCTCGTTACCCAGAGTCTCGTTCAGGAAACATTGACGCTTCCGTTGTTACAGGTCGTGGTGTACAAGCACTGCAGGCTGGATTTGACACACAGATCAAGGCAGCACAAGCACAGTTTGCCCGTATGTTCCAAGAACTTGCTGCAATCTGCTTTGAAGCAGACGAGAAGATCTTTGGCGGAATCCCTAAGACTATTAAGGGATCTGATGATGGAACACCTTATGTACTCAAGTACACCCCATCTCGTGATATCAAGGGTGAATATGGCGTAGATGTCCGTTACGGAATTATGTCCGGTATGGATCCTAACCGCGCCATCATTGCTTTGCTACAAATGCGTTCCGACAAACTCGTATCGCGTGACTATGTACGTCGTGAGATCCCTATGGATCTTAACGTTACACAGGAGGAACAACGTGTTGACATTGAAGAAATGCGCGATTCTCTTCGCGTTGCTGTTGCTCAGTATGCTCAGGCAATTCCGGCTCTCGCGGCGCAAGGGCAAGACCCTTCACAGATTATCGGGCGTATCGCATCTGTTATCCAAGGTCGCCAAAAAGGGCAAGCGTTAGAGAACGTTATCGAAAAAGCATTTGCACCAGAACCAGCTCCAGCCCAAGAGATGCCACCAATGGCGCCAGGAATGGAACAACAGAATCCAGCAGCAGGCGCGGCCCCAGCACCTGCCTCGCAGCAACCTCCGATGAATGAAGCTGGTCAGGCCCCTGCTGCTGGTCAACGTCCAGACATAGCTTAACTACTAGCCGGCATTCACCGGCGCAGCATAAGCAGAGGAGGTGTAAATATGAACAAAGGATCACGCGCAGCCGCACCAATGGCACAGCCAAAGGAAGGCAAGATGGATACTTCAAAGCCAAAAGGTGGCAAGGTATTCTTCGGAATGATGCCAGCAGGCCGTAAAGGTACAGCAGTAAAAAAGGGTTAATTATTATTTGGGAAGGTGTACTGGATTATGAGTAACAATAAAATACCACGTCCAGTACACCGTTCTGATTTCTTAGTAATCCTTGCAGGTTTCTTTCATAACCTAATGCAAACATTTGAAACACTCAGTTCAGAATTATTTGAATTATCTATTTATCACGCAAACCGTAAGACCGAAACTTCTCAGGCTTGGGAAGCAATGGCACAAGATTTAGAAACGTTAGGGGAAGACAAGTGACAACAGCACCAATGAATCCACTTGCTGGCCCTGCAGGTCCTGGAAAGTACTCGACTCGTACCGATAATTTAGAAATGCCATCACAGTATTATGGCGAAGGCGTAGAGACAGCCGCTATTAAGTCCGGCGCTCCGCTTGCTTCAACACCAGATGTTAAGCCACAGTCAATAACTCCATTATTTGCAATGTCAGATGAAACTCGACCAATTACCGCCGGTCTAGATCGCGGTCCTGGTCCTGGATCAGAAGCGCTAATGATGGGTAAGTCCTCAGTTAAACTCTCAGATTCTTTAGTTGCATTACTTCCATATGATACTACTGGTGAGATAGCGGTCTTGTACCAAGAAGCATTAGCGCAAGGTAACTAATGGCTGATAACCTAAAAGCCGCAGCACTGGCTGCTAACTTACAGGGAGAGCAAAAGAAACAAGTTGACGATCTAGTCAAATCTCTTTTTGTCCACAAAGAATTATCTAATCTTCCTAAAGAAGTAGCTGCAGCACAGTATGCAAAACTGCCAACAGACCAACAAGCAGACCTTGTTAAAAAGTATGGAACAGAAGATCCAGCAACTAAGCCATCTCGTGGTTGGCTTGGAAGTGCTTGGCACTACACTGCCTCTTATAACCCAATAACACTTGCCTTTAAGGGCGCTATTGAATTGTCTGATGCAATGACTCGCGCTTACCGCGCTGTTGCCATTCCGCTATCTCAAGGCGAAATAGGTTTTGCTTGGGATAAAGCAAACGATAAAGGCGACAAAATTTTTAATGAAGGACGTATCGAAGACGCCAAAACAAAGTATGGACGCGACGCGGTAGATATTGCTATGCGTATCAAGGGTGGCGAAGATGTATCAAAGATATTTGCAACAGCAACCCCTGAACAACAGAAATATATTATGTTGGCAGATCCGCGAAACACAACTATTCCAGGTGTACAAAACCTAGAAAAAGAACGCGATCTGTTTAATGAAACACTTGGAGCAGTAGATCGAGCCAAATTCTCACCTGGTCGTCAGTTTGCAAATTTAATTCTTCCTGAAGCACTTGAAAAGAACGGATTAGCCTACGGATTAGTCTCCGGTTCAGCAGATGCCGCATATAGACTATTTGCAGATCCGCTTGTGGTTGCATCAAAACTACGTTCTTTGTATGTAGTAAGCAAGTACTCACTTGATGTCGTTACCAAGGGCGAAAAAGTAGCAGAGTATTTTGCTAATCCTAATGCTGCAAACTTTTGGAATGAATACGGAACTGCCTTGGCTAAATACACCGGACTTCAAAAGTCTAATAGCAAGGGAAAAGATTTAGTAGAAGCACGCGATACCCTTAAAAGATTAGCACCTGAGTTTGGTCAAGAAGTAATCAGAGTATTCCAAAAGGCTGAAATAGTAGACGCCAACACAGCAAAAGGTTTTTTACTAAACACAGAAGAAGCTGTTAATTTGCTAAAAGGATCTATTGGTCGTAAGCGCATTATTCTGCCACGTTTAGATGCAGCACGCAAAACACGTATAGCAATAGTTTCTGGTGCTGATAGGCTTATTAACATTGACAAATTTGCTCCTAGAATTATAGATGACTTATACGGTCAACTATCAGATACAGATGGAATCCGTAAAACACTTACGGAAGATGCAACAATTCTTGGCGAAAAAATAAAACAATCTAAAGACTTAAAAGAATTTGTACGTTTGCCATCTAGGGCAATCGGGATGCGCTTAGATAAGTTTAAGTCTAAGTTTAACATTGCTCCTATGTTCAAAGATGATGTATTTGATGTAACTGCATCAGATGCCTCAACACAGGTCTATCGCCTAGCCCGTCTTGTAATGACTAAAAATGATGCAAAAATGATTTCAGAAACCTTTGAAGCAGCAGCAGATGATATCGGTCTACGCAAAGAAATGGTTAAAGGCATCTGGGGAACTATCGCGGAAGCACGCGGTCTAAACCTTACAGAAGCCGGTCAAAAGATTGTTAACCAGACTATTACCAAAGGTGATTCTAAATTTTCGGTAGCAAACTTTGCTGATGACTTTCAAGATCTTGGCGCACTTCCATCTGACTATAATCCTTTTATGACTACGCCTAGTCTTGTAGATATTGATCGAGCAGCAGCACGCAGCGGTCTTATCAATAAGATGTTTGGTCAGGCCAATAAGCAGTGGGTAGATAATATGACCGGATACTGGTCATTCTTAACCCTTGCTGGTCCACGCTATGCTATCCGTAACGCATCTGAAGATCTAATGGTTCACCTTGCTATCGGTGGCAGCCCTTGGGGTCTTGCTAAAAGTCGTTATCTTTCTACTCGTGTTAACACAGCGCTAGAAGGCGCAAGAAAAACTGGCACTTGGTCAGATAATCCACTAGGTGGACTTCTTAGAATCCTTAATAAAAAAGAAGCAGCTAAGTTTGAGGCTCAAATTACAGCAGTTGATAATGCAATCGTTAAAGCACGCGATGAGATTAAACTTAAAAGAGAAGCAATGAAAATTACAACAGATCCTGCTGCTAAAGCATCTATCGCTGCAGAGATTGAAACACTTAAAGCATCCGTAGTAGGTGGCGCAGTAGGTCAAACTCGCCGCATTATGGCTACATCTCTTACATCTGGACGAGTTAATCGTCTTCGTGAAAGAATGGGTATGAGGCCGATGTTTGAAGATGAAGCAGAGATCCTTGCAGAGCATATTATCTACGGAAACTTAGATAACTCTATGTCTCTGGTATCTGAAGGTGCAAGTAACTTTGCTACCGGTGGAGACTTTATAACAAGATCTACTATTTTTACTCGCACACACGGGGTTCGTAGCGAGGCTCTTGTAATAAACGAACCAAAGGCCGTAAAGTATGGAATAGCAAAAGAAGGTCGTAATTACGAAGCAAGATCACTAGGCAATCAAGATGAAGCAGCGCTACTTACTTGGCTTATGCGTATTAACTACATTGCAAACGATAGACTTGGCGCTGTTGCTATAGCAAACCTTAGTAATACTGCAAAAGGCAAAGAAGAAGCAATTATTAAAATTATGCAATGGATGCAGGATAACCCATCTTTCCGCAAAGAAGCCCAACTTGCAGCAAAAGGTATTGACGAAAGACAGCACGCTGAGATTGTTTACAACAGAGCCAAAGAAGTATTTGAAAAGCGCGGAACTGCAGCAGGTGGCGACAAAGAAATTAACTTAGATCTTCTTAATAAGGTTCGTACCCAAAACGACCAAGGAGATAATATTATCTCTGGTCAGTTATCACTAGATGATGTTTCTAAATTAGACGACGCTGATATTCCAGCCTATGTTCTTGGACCACAGTTGGTTCCTATATCAGAGTCAGGCAATATAAGCGCTTCAGTGATATCAAAAGGGTGGACTTGGTTAGGTCTTGCTAACGCACGTATGTCTCGTCAACCTATGGTTTTTAATGAAATCATTAGCATCCGCAAACAAATGAAGAAGTCTGGCTTTGAAGATGCTTATATTAAGTCAGTTGTAAGCAAAGTTGACCAAGATAACCCAAAGAAGATTGCTACTGCTACAGAACGCGCAAAGCGCCAACTAGCAGAGATAGTCGAAGAACGTGCAGTATCGCAAACACTGCAATATGTGGATAACCCACTAGTTCGTACACAATTAGCATTTGGAGCGCGTAACTTCTCACGCTTCTACCGTGCTACTGAAGACTTCTATCGCCGTATGTCTCGTGTTGTTACCTATAACCCAATGGCTATTCGTAAAGCAGCGCTAACTTATGATGGAATTGCTCACAATGGTTGGATCCAAGAGGATGACCAAGGCGAAAAGTACTTTGTCTACCCTGGTATTGAACCTATTTACGCTGCAGTACGTGGTGCAATGACAGCAGTAGGTATTCCTGCTGACTTTAAGACACCATTTCCTGTGCAATTTGGAGCACAAGTCAAGATGCTCACTCCATCTTTGAACCAAGACTCTTTGATACCTACATTTTCTGGTCCACTTGCCGGTGTATCTATGAAAGTTATATCAAACCTAGTAGATGTTGCAGGCGCTCCTGGTGCTGCAGATTCAATTACTCAATTCACTATGGGTAAATATGCAGTTGACCGTTCATTTGTATCCGCTTTCTTACCAGCTCATATAAACCGTCTGTATGAAACTATGAGCACAGATGACCGCGACTCACAGTATGCAAGCGCGTGGCGTAAGGCAGTAACTTACTTAGAAGCCGGCGGTCACGGATTAAAGTACAAAGAAGACGCAGAAGGAAATGTTATTCCTCCTAGTATTCAGGAGCAAGAAGAGTACCGTCAGCGTGTTAAGAACACTGTATTAGGTATTCTTGGTACTCGATTTGTCTACGGATTCTTTGCTCCAGCATCACCATCTATACAGCTCAAGGCAGATATGGCTAATTGGATTAAGGATAATGGTAAGGCAAACTTCAAGCAGGCTTGGAATGGTTTACTAGATCAGTATCCTGGAGATTACGACGCAGCTATGACTAAGTGGGTGGAGTTATTTCCTAACCAAATCCCGTTTACTATCCCAGAATCTGAAAAGAAAACTGTTGCTGTCATTAAGTACGCAGAAGAGTCCGGTACTTTCGTAGAGGAAAATGCAGATCTATTTAAGCGTTATCCGCAAGGGGCAGCGTTTTTAATTCCTCACAAGTCAGGCTTTTCTTTTGATGCCTACAAGACTATGAAGGATATGGGTCTAAAATATAACAAGCGTGTAGATGACTACCTAAAAGAAGTACAAACAGCAGCAGATCTACAGACCTATTACAGCAAGAAGAACGAATACGAAGTTTCTTTGACAACTAAGGTTACAGACTTTGAGCGTTCTATGGCTCGTGATGAATTTCAGTCTTGGGCTAAAGTATTCAAAGCAGGGCGACCATTGGTTCAAGAAGAACTAGCAGAAGGTGGCAAAAAGGCTATCGCTCGTATTGCGGCTATTGATGATCTACGCAAGATGCTTAATGATAATACTGTAACCACACGAGGTTCTGTACAGAAGTCTCTTAAAGAGATGCTTGATGTATATGATTCTTACAAGATGCAAAGACAAGCATTAGAAAATGTTTCAGGAACCACAAATCTTGTTGCATTTATGAAAGATTCTGCAATCGTTAAGATCCGAGAACTTTCAAAGAAAAATGAAAATACTATGAGCGCATATAATACTTTATTCGCTTCACTATTGGGAGATACAAATGGCTGAGCCAACCTTTGATGCGTTTGTTAAAGATATCTATAATGGAACGCCAGAGGCACGTCTTGCACTTGCTCAACAACTTAAAACTGCTGGTTTATATTCTGGTAAAATATCTTCAAATTTTGATACTAAATATTACACTGCTCTTGTTAAACTTGAAGAATCTTATAAACAACAGGTTGCTATTAATAAAACCGTTGGGGCAACTACAGAATTACGTCGTTACGATATACTCGCAAGTCTTCTTGCAGATGGCGGCACTGGTGATGGTCCAAAGACCACAACACAGACCTACGTAACGAGTGCAAGTCAAACTGCAAAGTTGTTAGATACAGTTGCTTCGGACCTATTAGGCCGTAAATTAACCAAGGCTGAAAAGAATAAATATACTCAATTAATTAATGCTGAACAAAGAAAACAGCCTTCCAGAACAACCTCTGGTGATGGCTTTAGCACTACTCGTGGTGGTGTTGATGAACAACAGTTTATTACAGAGAAGATTGCCGGCACTGCTGAGGCTAAAACAAACCGAACCACTGATGCTTATGCAGTTATGATGCAAGAACTTGGAGGGCTACAGTAATGGCTGAATCAGAAAAAACTAAAGCCCTTTACATCGCTTTCAACAAAGCATTGAAAAATTTGACCAGCGTAAGAGACAGTTCACCAGACATACCCTGGGATATGAACCAAACTGATAATACTTCCGAAGATGCAATCAACAGACTTATTAAAAATTCTCCTGCAGGTAGCGCACAACGCCAGCGATATATGGATATGAAGGCTGAGTATAACAAAAAAATTAATGCTTACAAAATAAAGTTTGACCAAGCAACAAAAGATTTTAATACAGCCCGTGATGCCTATCAAGCATCTGCCAAGTTAGACCCGCTTCTCAAAAAACAGCAGGATAATAAAGATACTGGCGTAGTAGACGCTAAAACAGATACCGAGATAGATAGACTTAAAACAAAAGTTGATGCTGCTCCAAAAACAGACGGTACTGTTTCTGAGAAACAAACACCTGCTGCTTCAGCAGCCGCTTTAGGCTTATCGGCAGCAGACCTTGCTCGACCATCTACTGTTGTAGAAAAAGTTGCTAACGATGCTGCTAAAACAAAAGACCAGGTTCCGCCAAAAGTTCTAGGTAAAATAAAAGGCAAAGAAACTCCATCACTAACTGATACACAACAGCGGGAACAAGCGCTTGGTGTTGCAGAAGGTGCAGACTTTGCGTTACCTGAAACTATCTTTAATAACGTACCTAGCCTAAAGACAATTCTTGATCGTTATGTTGCCGAAGACTGGACAGCAGATAAACTTCGTAAAGCAATCCGAGATGATGTTTGGTATCGTCAAAACTCTGGTGCAATTAAGCAGCGCTATGTACAACTATTCAATTACCGAGATCTAGTTAAGACAGGTCAGGCTCAAGGCACAACTCAATATGAGCAGGACATAGTAAAACTTGAGCGTCAGATTGCTGACAAAGCCCGTCAAGTAGGTTCAGCAATAGCATCAGATCCAACAGCGCTACGTAAAGCTGCTGAGAATATGTACATTACAAATGTAGGTATTGATGATGCAATGACTACGGACTTCATTGCTGCTGCTATCCGACCAATCGGAGGCACAATCGGTGGTGTAGGAACAGAAGGATACTCCGGTCAGGCTCTAAAAGATTACCAAGCAATTCAAAACATTGCACGTGCTAATGGCTTCAGAGTTAAGGACATTATTCCTGGTGCTATGACTGAACGTCAAGTACTTGAAGGTATAGCAACCGGACGACTAGATGCAAACCGTATTGAGCAAGATGCTCGCAAACTTGCAGCACAGGGCCAGCCACAGTATGTCCGTGACTTACTAGGTCAGGGCTATAACTTGGATCAGGTCTATGCACCATATCGTCAGACAATGGCTAACCTACTAGAAATCAACGCAGATGAAATTGATCTTAACGATTCGACGCTGCGTTCTGCTATTAGCGATAAGGGTGATATGAACGTTTTTGACTTTAAGAAGACTCTTAAACGAGATAGTCGTTGGCAATATACAGAAAATGCTAAACAAGAAGTATCAGATATAACACTTAAAATTCTACGTGACTTTGGATTCCAGGGGTAAAAATGACAACAGCACCTTTTGAGCCATTTAACGATGCTTACCTTAATACTCTGCCACAATTTAATGTCCCATCTAAACAGCCAGAAGTAAATCTAGAAGAAGATCCAGCCGATGTTCCACTAGCACAACCAAAACTTATCTCTGTTTATACCGATGACGAAACCGGTGACGTTGTTGAGGTCTATGATGATAAAACAGAAAGAATCCGTAAAAAGGGTACAAAGAAGTTAGATGCTACCAATGCTGCTGAAGCTGCTGCCGCACAAAGATTGGCAGGAAAAGTATCTGCCTTTGATATATTGCGACGAGGTATGGCAGCAAATAATATGGAGGGTCTTGCTGATGCAGCTATGGATGCCATTATGAATGAAGAATCAGATTCAGGTCGTCTTCTAGCGCTACGCAATTCACCTGCATATAAAAAACGTTTTGCTGCCAACGCTAAGCGCATTGCTAATGGCTTTGCTGCTATTGACGAAGCAACCTATCTTGGCCTTGAAGACCGATATCAACAAATTTCACAGAATTATGGTTTGCCAGAGAAATACTATAAAAGAGGCGAACTTGGGGTTCAACAGTATTTTGAAGATGCAATCTCCAAGAATATAGATCCAGTAACTTTTGAAGAAAGAGTTATCGAAGGTCAAAAAGTTGTTAAGGCAAACAAGCAAGTACTAGATGCTGCCAAGCAATTCTATCCAACTTTAACTGATAGTGATTTCCTTGATTATGCACTTAATCCTCAAAATGCTCTTGATGATATCAAGCGTAAGGTAACTGCTGCTGAAATTGGCGGAGCACAAATTGGTGCTGGTCTACAAGCAACACTTGCCGGTGCTGAAGCACTTGCGGCTAATAAAGTAACTGGCGCACAGTATCAAGCCAAGGCACCTGCTATCGCTGAAGGTACACTTCGCGGTGGACAACTTGCTGCTATCTATGGACAAGATCCATACACACAGCAAACAGCAGAGCAGGTAGCACTTAATATACCTGGTTCTGTAGATGCGCTAAAACAAACTAAAAAAATTATGGGATTAGAATCAGCAGAATTTGGCCGCAAATCTGGATTAACCGGTGGGGCCTTGGCAAGAGACCGCGCAGGCGGAATATAACAAACCTGCCACTAGAACTACTGGCCTAGTGGAGCGACAACAATACCAGGAGTCAGAGCCATACCCAATCCCCATTGGAATATGAGGCTGGCGAAATCAACTAACTGATAGGGAGATGGACTATGTCCAATTACGAGTACGAGGATGAAGACGACGATTTCACTAATGATTCGTCGAATGACCTTGTAAAGCAACTACGCAAGGCTTCAAAGCAAAAGGATAAAGAACTGCAAGAACTTCGTTCTCAGTTTGAAAACCTAAGCAAAGGCCAACGCGAACGAGCAATTAAGGATGTCCTCGCAACTCGCGGGGTAAATAGCAAAATTGCTTCATTTATTCCGCAGGACATTGACCCAACTGAAGAGTCTTTGTCTAAATGGCTAGATGATTATGCCGATGTATTCGGCTATGAATCTAGTCAAACCCAGGCAACACCTAATGTAGATCCAGCTCAAGCGGCTGCGTATAAGAGAATGACTAACACTGCAGATGCTGGCGCTTCGCCAGAACATAACGCAGATATAATGCAAAAACTTCTCAATACCAATAGCCGCGAAGAACTAGATGAAGTCATTAGATTGTCTGGACTCTAACATCCGATCCTAAACAAGAAAGGCTAGACCAATATGGCTATCCCAACAGGTACCCCCACCTCTAGCTCGACGATCAGTGCTCTAGTACAGGCTGCATACGACCAATATGTCAGAATGGCGCTTCGCTCCATTCCAGTTATGCGTTCTCTTGCTGACGTCAAGCCAGTGCAACAGGCAATGCCAGGATCATCAGTTGTATTCTCAATCTCAGATTTAGCACAAGCTACTTCTACATTGACAGAAACATCAGATGTATCTTCCATTGCATTAGGTAACCCTTCACAGGTTACAGTAACTCTGAACGAATACGGTTCAGCAGTAACAACAACAAAGAAGTTAAACCTAACTTCATTCAACGACGTTGATTCAGCGCTTGCTGACATCATCGCGTACAACGCAGCAGACTCGATTGACAACGTAGTAGGTCAGGTCCTGTCCGCAGGTACCAACGTAATCTACTCAAACGGTCCATCAGGAACTGTTCCAACTGCATCATCAGCAATTCTCCCAGTAGACACAATGACAGTAGCGGATATCCGCAACGCCGTTGTATCACTACGCACAAACAAGGCATTGCCTCGTATGGGTGAACTCTATGCAGCATACCTACACCCACGTCAGTCAGCCGATCTTCGCGCTGAAACAGGCACCGGTGGATTCCAGGAACTAACAAAGTACGTAGAACGTACACCGTTCGTTGCTGGTGCAGTAGGCGTTATCGAAGGCGCTTTCATCGTTGAGACACCACGTGTTCTAAACGGTCTAAAGCTCTCTACAGGTATCACACCTACAGTGTCAATCACCAACGTCGCTTTGACATCTAACGTAGTAACAATTACTACAGCAGTTGCTCACGGCCTTGGAACAGGTCAGGTTGTAACAGTTGCTGCTACAACTAACACAGGTGTTAACGGCACATATACCATCACAGGTACAACATCAACAACATTTACCTATGCACTGACAGCATCTAACATTACATCAGTTGCTGACACAGGTACTGTTACATTCACCAACAACTACCGCGCAATCGTCGCAGGTCGTGAAGCATTGGCTGAAGCACAGGCTGCAGACATCTCAACCGTTATCGGTCCAGAGATTGACGCACTCCGTCGTTTCCGCACAATCGGTTGGTACTACTTCGGAGGCTTTGCACGCCTTCGTGAAGCAGCGCTCTATCGCATTGAGTCTGCAGCAACAAACGGATAATTCCGCTAGTGCAAC